TGGAGACGTCGCTATGCATTAAGTCTTATGATGAAATTTATATGGATCTTCTTAAGAGCTCTCTTGAGTTCTATGATGTTGACACATCTGCATATGCCAATACAGGTGGACGTACAGATTTAAATGAGGATGACTCAATGCCAGTTGGTGATACACAAACTATTTCCAGAACTGGGGAGGTTGTGCATCAAACTGATGGTGTTGTTATTGAAGTGCCCGTTAAAGGTTTCATTTCAGACTTCCAACTTAATGACGTCTATAATGTTAATGCATTGATAGGACGTCGTATGAGAGTTAAACAAAAACTCATGACTGTGATGAACAGAGGAGATCACATATTTGCTCTTCATTTGCCTAATGATTTGTATGCAGAGAGTGCTACTAACCCTTACTTTAATGATATTACCAGGCACTTTATGTCCATGAAAATGGATTTTAAGGTTCGTGTCACTACAAATGCACCTCTAACTTATGGTGGTGTAATGATGTTGCACTGGGATTGGTTTGGTCGCACTGCCGATTCCTACGAATTAACACCTGAAATAGTCTCCACAGGGAACTATGTTAGGTGGGACCTCTCTAAACAGGAGTACGTTGAGATGGCTGTACCAGGTGCAGCTATTTCTCACTGGATTTCCAGGAGTTTCGAAAGGACTGCTCCATGGTACTTAGGCAGGTTTGATCTCATTGCAGCAAGTAATATTCTTATACCAGAGGGCTGTGCTTACCCAACATTTACCATGTATTGTGCAGTGGTTAACGCCAATGTTCATACATTGGTCCCCAAGTGGAACACTGTGCCAGCTGTACCGAATGCCAACACAATCACTACTAAAAATGTGAGTGCGTATTCGTATACTTCTTTGCCAGGTATGTCCGTGCCTTTTCCCATGAACTTGACACAAAACCCCTCCCCTCCAAGTTCAGGTGGAGAGACAATTAACGAGTATATAGGTCAATGGTCATTGGTCCGTTCATGTATGTGGAAATCAACACAACCAGCCAGAGAGATCCTTACTACATGGGTTAGCACACCCACTGCCGCTAACTTTATAGGTGACAAAATTCAACCAACAGCAATTTCAGAATATGCACGCCATTTCCAGTATTGGTCAGGCGGACTTGAGTACCAG